GTTCAGAAGTGTTTGGGTCGGCAAGGATCTCCTTGTCTTTTTGAATGTGTTCTTCGATTGATTTCATTTGTTTAATTAGATCCTACATTTGTATTTATTCATTATAACTTAGTTTGCCTCAAGTGTGCTACCATTATGAGGTTTTCCTGCTCTACCAAATGAATCTCTTACCAAACCAAGTTTTGTAATTCCTTTTCCTCCTGATCTTATTGCATGTTTCAACACGGCTATAACATATTTACCACCAATATGTTTATCTTTTTCTCCTCCTGTGTTTGGTGCATCTATGAAAATACAATCACCAACATGTAAAGAAAAATCAGGTGCAATATCAACTTCTACTGAACCAATACTAAACTGATTATATCTTCTTATCGCCTGATTTAATATACTCTCAACCTCAAATGCCTCTTCCTTATTTTTTTTAACTTGCTCCTTGACATCACCAGTTGGTAGAGTTCCAGTGTCTTTTAACATAAAAGTTGTTCTTGTAGGTTCTACGTTAAATTTATCATTTATAACAGGAAGTTCATATCCAGCATGAGTTGTGCCCTCTTCAGAATCTGTAGCACTTTGTTCAACCACATTATATTTACAATTAAATGGATCAAATACTATTAGTTTTGTATTGTATGCTCCCATTCTTAATTTTTGATTTGCGATAAAACGATTATCAATATCCATGTTAATTATTTTACCATCATACCCCACTGGTGGTAGTGATTCACCTGTGTCAGTAAATATAAAAGACTTGATGTGTTCTTGTGCAAAAAGACTATCAATTGATTTAAAGTGAAATCCATCTGCCGTTTCAAAAAACATATATCCAGCTGACTCACCTCTTTTTCCGTCAACACTAGGGATACATTTTTTTGCTAACCAATTTATTATGTAAAGTGGTTTACGAAGATTACCTATAAAATTGTAATTGTTGCTTGTCTCGTCAATAAACAATTCCTTTTCTGTGCTTAAATTATCTGTTAATATTTTTCTTACATGCTCTGAAATCTTTCCATCATATCTTTTACTCACAGCAGATGCTCTCTCTTCATTTCTAATAAATTCCTCAGAAGTTAATCTTAATGCAATTGTTTCCTGTTGAGTGTCTTTTCTTATTGGAGTGACTTTATTCACATTCAAATTAACCTCTAAAGAGTTGCCGAGTGCATCTTCTATTTTTAATTCAAAATCCTCAGTGCCCACAAGAGGTAGACCCTCCATTAAAGTTTTTCCTCTTACTCCCCCAGAAATATTTGATACAACATAATCAACCTCTATCGTATCAGTGAACATGCTCTCTGAGTATTCAACATCTGCAGAAGAGATCAGATCTATTTCAAGATCATCAATATTTGAAAATATTTTTGCATTTTTTATTGAGCATCCCTCAAATGCCATAGTGTCAGCCATTAACCTCTCCTATAATGTTCTGAGTATGATCTCTTAGAAGTGACCATGCCTTTCGGATCTAACACAACGATTGTCTCATTTGGTTTTGAAACTGATGGTATTGGTATTGGAACAAAACTAACTCTTCCTTCATTTTCATAAGAAGCATACTCTTTTAGAAGTTCAATCGCACCAGCACCATCAGATTTATTCAATGCCATTAAAAGTCCCGGATAATTATTCTCAAGTGCAGCAGTTGAATCAGCATCTAATACAAACTCTCTACCTTCCTCACCTAATAGATATCTACCAAAGTTTGCAAAACCACCAGTTGATAATGCACCGGCAACACCTGCTTTAAATCCACCTCTGGTTATCGCATTTCCAAATCTATCAGCAACATTAATATTACCTTTTCTAAAAATTAGATCATAGAAGGCAGCACCAAGTAAATCACCACTTATACTACCAACCAATCCACCTATCATTGCCATGACCGGGCCTCCTAATAATCCAGCAACACCACCAATTATACCACCAATAATACTACCAACTGCCATAAATGCTGCTCTGCCAACTGGTTCTCCAAAAACAAATACGTCTAATAGTAATGCAATTAAATCTCCGATGAGAGGTATTCCATTCACACTATTTCTGATAATTGATTTTACACCCTTTCCAAAAGTGCTCTTTATAAGTTTTCTCCCACCCAATCTTAACATTCCTCTGTTCAAAGTACGACCAAAACCAAGTTGTTGGCCTGAAATTGCTCTTCTCATTGATGGTGATGTTTTTAGTCTGGGGGGTCTAGCTTTCTTTGCAAAAAATCTAAAAACACCATCATCGTCTATGGTAGCAGCCCTTCCTGCCGGACTCACTCTGTATTGAGGATTTCCAAACATGTCAAAACCAGTGGGTCTACCAAAAGGTTTTCCCTTTCTCATCTCAGCATCTAATTTTAATAATTCCTCTTCGTCAATTGGAACATCTTCAAAATCAGAAAAATCTATAGCTATTCCTCTATTTCTACCTAAAGTCCTATCAATTCTAATTGGTGTGTTATCTACAAGTTGTTTCTGTGCTAATCGTGAAAGTAATTCCTCCTCTGCTTCCCTCTGACCAGATCTGGCAATTACGCGATCTCTCTTTATCACTCTTTTTTTCGGTTTTTTTATTGATGGTTTTGTTATATCCTCCAACAATCCAGAACCAATTGGATTTGTTATTCTTAAGAAATTTTCCTCTGGAGTGAATCTTTTAAAATCAAGGATGGATTTACTCCTTCTTTCATTATATCTTAATGCGTCCTCCAATGCATAATCAGGATTTAAATCAAAATCTCTTTGGGCCTGCTGTGCTGCAGTAAGTTTTCTTCCTGTCCCGATGCTTTCTCTTCGTTTAAATCCCCTTCTTACATTTTTACCTGCTATGGCATCCTTTTCTAATTGTAATAAAGCACCTTGCTTTGTAAATCTTTTACCACCTATTAATGCTCGGGCTCCAGCACCAACAGTGGTGCCAGTCACATAAAGCGAAACAGCTGTTAATAATGAGTTTACAACCTCTCTTGCACCTGAGTCTATTTTACTCGCAGATATATCATCTTTATTAACCTTTCTGTCAAGTTCTTTAAATTGTGATCCACTTTTTGATACTATAACATTTAATGCTGTAAAAGCAACACCAGTAATTAAAAGAAATGGATTGGTAAGTTTTTTTAATACAAGACCAACTCCTAATAAACTTGGAGTCAAACCAAATGCAACAGATCCGAGAGATCCAAGAATACCCTTAAAGACTGTTCCGAGTAAACCACCAAGTCCTGATTTTTTCTTTTGTACTTTATCAGTATCTTCAACATTATAATTATTTTTTTCGTCTTTCTCAAGAAGCATCTCTCTTCCAGACCTGATTCTTCTTTCTTCTTCTTGTCTTAAAATACCCTCTCTTACTTTTGATAATACTAATCTTTCTTTTAATATATTATCGACCTTTATAGCTGCTCCTTTTATAACATATAAATCAGAAACACTATTTGATTTAACAGTATTACTCTTGCTTGATCTTGGTATTAACTTTCCACGATTAATCATATTATGCCACCATTCCTAATGTTTCTATTTTATTTAAGTCAGCAGGATTCAAACTAATGTTTATAACATCATTTTCAATTTCTAGTGATTCATCAGGATTTTTTAATTTATTTGTTATTTCATTTATATCTGTCAGACCATCTGAAACCTGAAGATTGTTTTTGTTATTTGGTTTTAAGTTCTCATTATTAACTGCCTCTTTCTTTTCAGGTTTAAAATTAGGTGTGAAAATATTTTTTATAAAATCAAGAAGTATATTTTGATTCGTGTTTGACATTGCGAGTTTATTAAATCCCTTAACACCTCCTACATTTTTATTTAAATCTGATGATTTAATATCCGGTGTGTTTTCAAGCACAGTATTCATTGTCATCTCAATTGTTGGTGCGTTAAAATCCTCCAACTTTGGTGTTTTTTTCACTTCCATACCTTCTTTTGCGTATGGCATTCCTCCTCTAAAGCTTGGTCTTCCTGTTCCACCAAATTGCCTATTTAATGAAAGTAATCTACCGGCACCAATACTTTGAACTGCTGGTTTGCTTATTACAACCTCACCGGGAGTAAGCATCGCAGGTACTGAATCTGTATTTCCACTTCCGGGAACAATACCACCTGTGTTAAATCTTAATCTTTTAACAATATTTTTAAAAGTTGATCCTTTAAACACATTGGAAATGAGAAATGGTTTTCCTGTCACTCCCCTTTCTCTTAGACCCGCAGTAATTCCACTTCCAGCCGGTGTAACACCCAGTCCAACAGATAATCCTTTTAATATATTAGCAGCAAGTGTAAATGCTCCACTAATTGTTTTAAGACCTATCGCAGCAACTGCAATACCACCAAGTAGCACTGGAAAAAAGGTTTCAATAAATCCAGATAAAAATCTTACAATAGCAGCGTTTCTTGGATTCCCAAAAAAGTTAAGTAATTTTATAAGTAACCTTCCTGCAATCAAATTAAATATACCACTTATAACTCGACTAAAAATACTTTTGACTGGCTTTAATACTTTGTTTACACCACTGTTAATCAGTTTTAATCCCTTCTTATCTAACTCTAATCCAGATTCTCTTCTTTTCCTTTTTTCATTTTCCATTCTCCTTTGCATATCAAGAAATTTTTCATATTCAAATTTTTCTTGTGCTTCAAGAGTTCCAAGTATTGACATCATGGTTTCTTTAATGTCCATGATATTTTGTCCCATATTAACTCTTCTTGCTTTTAATATCCTAGCAATTATTCTTATCTTTCTTGCGTTTCCCTCTACTGTTGGTGTATCTTCTCTCTGTAAAAATTTTGACGCAGCAACTCTCCTCGTGCCCCCACTGAGTCTTGACATATTGTTGAGAAAATTCTCAAATACTGGAGAGGTTTCATCCATTCGCGTTTCTTTGTTGCTCCTTTAATCTTTCCTCTTCTAGGTGTGATTGTAATAATCCAACATAGACATCTCTTTCCCAAGGCATCATGTTTTCAATCTCAGTCAAACTATATTTATGGTACTGCATCATGGCAAAATTTAATCTGAAGTAATTCTCCAGATTCATATGGGCCATGGCTAACCGAAAAAAGATGCTAAACCCTCAAGCACCACATCACTTTCAACTTTTGTCTTAGGATTAATCACTTTAATTGTATGAGATAATCTTGGCATTGTTTCAAAGAACTTTTCAACTTCTTTAAATTGAGTTGAATTCATTGAATCAAGAAAATCATTGATCTCTTTTTTAGAACAATCAGATGCTGCCCAAACCTCATCTTCATTGTATATTTTATTAATACAAGATCCAATCAAATCAAAAGATTGTTCCATTGGATTTTTAGTAGTATCATTTGGATCAAAATTATTTTTAATAAATTCATTTAAGGAAGGATATTTAAGTTCCATCATTAAATTTTTATCAAGTTTAATTTGATTTGTATGACCTTCAGGTTTTTCAACTTGTATATCATCTAAATTAACATTGACATTCACTTCAGTTTCATTATCATCAGGACAAGTTAGTTTGACATCAATATCTTCACCGACAGATTTACCTCTGATATTTAAAAATAAAAATTCAATGTCAAATGTCGGAAGTGTTTCAACTTTGACACCCTTAGTCAATATACAAGCACGGATTACAGCTTTAATTGCATTCGTAATTTGTTTTGTGTCTTCACTTTCAAGTGCGATGACAAGTAACTTTTCTTCTTTTACAAGAAAAGGTCGATAATGTATTGTCTTTCCTGTTGATGGTAATTCAAGTTCATAACTTGGTGTTGCAATTTTTGGTAATGGCATAATATTACAATTCAGTATATTATATAGCAGGTTAGCCGAAGAGTGCGTTTATAAATCTTGGGATAACTCCAAGTGGTCTATCCTCAATAACATATCTTGAGTAGGCCATACCGACTGTGCACTTCAATAAATTAGACCCGTCATACGAAACAGGCATTGAATTGATTGCAAGAGGATAACAATTTACAAATTTGTAAGTTAATATTTTTGTCTTTCTTCTTTCATCAAGATTTTTTTCAAATTTTGTTACTTCTAAACCACCACGATAGTCTTTTGGAAATTTAACTCTATAAAAATAACCCTCTCTCTCAGCACCACCGTTAAATCTTGGATCATTTTGATTTGTTGTATTCGCAATGTAATTCATCCATGCTTCAAAAAATCTTATTGGTAGATACTGATCAGCATCACAATAAAATGTAAGATTTATTTGATCGTCGTAACTTCTACGATACACATGTCTTTCCCTTACACCGGGAATATTATTGTTTATTTCTGCTGTTAAAAACCTTGATCCGGGAAGTATTGTATCTGAACATAATATATTTAATCTATCTTGATCTAAACTAAGACCTATTTCTTGTCTATATCTTCTAAATTCAGATGATTGAAAGGATACTGCAACCTGAAAGTGAGAGGTAGTTGCTGGATTTAGCAACTGTGCTTTCACTTGAGATAAAGATTTTCTCTGTGGTTGGATGATAGCCATATATAAATATAGATTGACCTTGTATATTATGTAGGCAAGTTATGGGCGAGAGTATCAAAAGTAAATATACTCCTGTGTACCCACACAA